TCTGCTGCCAACGCCAACCAGCCTTTTGATGGATTTACTGGGTCTATTACCGAAGGCGGGAGTTCAATTGCGGTTGTGACTGCATTGGAGCTGACTATCGAGAATGGAATGGAGCCTAGTTATGTGGTTGGGGATGACACATCCTTACAGTCGCCGCTAGGCAAGTCTACTGTCAACGGAAGCATTACAGCATACTTTGAAGACCCAACGTTGATTAACAAATTCATCAATGAAACTTCATCAACTTTAGAGTTTGTGTTGCAAGATCTTGATGGCAATCAGTACACTTTTGGCCTTCCAAATGTTAAGTACAACAGCGGCAATCCAGAAACTAGTGGCCCCGGCCAAATAACTGTAACCTTGGATTTTGTTGGTTTGTATGACTCCACAGTTGGAAGTCAATTATACATTAAGAGAGATCCGGCTTAATTTAAATCAAGGGGAAGGAAATGAAATTAGGAGATTTTTATACAGCAGATACTCACGATGAAGGCTCAGAAATAAACATCACTAATCCGTCTACGGGCGAGGTTAGTGATGTTTTTATTAAAGTTAAAGGCCCAGATTCAAGAGATTTTAGAAGTGCAATTATGCGTATGAATCGCAAAGGCACAGACTCTGATGAGGCTGCAATGATAGATTTGCTTGTCGAGATCACAACAGGTTGGCGCGGCGTTGTTGACGGAGACAAGGAGGTTAAGTTTAGCAAGGACGTAATTAGAGAGGTTTACGAAAAATCGCCAGACGTTTGCAGTCAAGTTATGGCGTTTGTTGGTGAACGCCAAAATTTTATGAAAGGCTAACGACTGAGCTTTTAGAATACGGCAAATGGAGCTTTTGGATTTCGGGATACGACCAAGGTTCTAAAATAAGCCGTTTAGAGTCTTTACAGCAAATCGCAAAGACACTCAATCGGAAGCCAAAAGAACTAGAGCAAGCGCCCACACTCAGAGGAGATTTGTTATATATTTGGTCGGCATTTGTGGCTTTGCAAAACTCTACAGAAGGGCCGATAAGCTATGAGTCTATCTGGTCTTATATGCAAATATATGGAGATCTATCTGCTTTTGAAATAGATGCAATTATTGCTTTAAGTAATTGCTACAGAAAAGAGGCGTCAAATGGCTGACCAACTTTCAACCCTGACCGTAGAGGTTAAAACAACCGGCGCACAAGAATCAAAAAGATCCTTGCAGGATATGGCTCAGAAGTCGGTCAAAGCTGAGACCGCTGCCAAGCAATACAGACAAGAAGCCGACAGGGTTGCAAGATCACTCAAGAGTGTAACAACCGCTCAAAACAGCACCAATCAATCTTTAAAAACCGCCTCATCGGTATACCAAGAAAACCGAGGCGGCTTTCGCGCAATGCGAGGGGCCACTCAGCAGTTGTCTTATCAACTTCAAGATGTGGCAGTGCAAGCACAGATGGGCACTGATAGTTTAAAAATCCTAGCCCAGCAAGGCCCCCAAATAGCTTCTATCTTTGGCCCTAAAGGAGCGATATTAGGAGCCATTATTGCTTTTTCCGCTTTAATTGGCGGGACTTTGGCAGACGCAATATTTGGCGCAGAAGAAAAAGTAGAAGATTTAGACGAAGCGTTAAGACGATTAAACGTCACAAGCGAAGAGTCTATAGGTGTATTTAAGGCGCTTGGCGACGAATTTGATCGGTACTCTCAGTCAAGCATTGCAGTTACGACTTCTGTTGCTGCCCGAGAAATACAAAAAGCTCAAAGAATTATTGATGCCTCTGCTGATACGATAACAGAGAGCATAACGAGTGTTTTACAGTCTTTTGATCTAGCCCCTAGCGCTATTGCTGGTCGATCTTTCAAGATTGTTGAAGACCAGTTAAAGCAATTTGGCGAGTCAATAGATGATTTTTTAGGAACAACATATCAGTACAAGCCCGCCTTTACTTTTATACAAGATCAGGTACAGAAATTACAAAAATCTTTAGGACTAAGTTCTGAGGAAGCGTTTAACTTCCTTAAACAAATTTCTGAATTTAAAAACACAAGATCTGCGGAATCCATGCAAGCATTAAATGTTCGCATGGCTGAATTGTCAGAAGCCACTGGCCATACCAACCAAGAGCTTTTGGATTTAACTGGCATTTTAGATATCAATGCTACTGCTGCAAGAAGAGCGCAGGGAGCTATTGATTTATTTAACAAGGTAATAGACGCCGGTACAGTAACGCCGTTTTTAGAAACCGAGCAAGAGCGACAAAGAGTAAAAGCAGAAAGCCTGAAGAAATTATTAGATCAGGAAAGAGCCTATACTTCTAGGCAATTGCAAGATGAAATAAAGCATCAACAGCGCTTGGGCGAGCTGCAAGATAAAGCCGCAGCGCAACAGTTAGATAGAGAGCAACGAATACAATGGCAGTTAAATAAAGATCAGGAAAAGAATGAAGCCAAACGTGCTCAAATAATAGAAAATTCACAGAAAGTTCTATCGGAACTTTATACCACGCAAAGCCCTGCCTATTTAGCTTTTATGAATCAGCAGGAGCGCATGAAAACTGCTTTAGACGATAGGTTAAGGGAGCAAGCGTCTTTCCAAGAAACTTACGATGCTGCTATTCGGCAACTAGAAGTTGATCGCACTAACTTCATTGAGAATGAAGAAAAAAAGCGGGAAATGGCCGCTACTCAAGCCGCCTCTAGGATGCTGCAAGCAGAAGCAGATAGAATGTATAACCAAATGAGCCTGCTTGAAAAATGGGCTGTCAATACTCGAATGGCTATTGACAACATCGAAGCTAGACAGCTAATGATGGCAATTTCTTTCGAGCAAAGCATGGCGCAGGCTTTTGAAGGGATACTTACCGGCACAATGAATGCCAAAGAGGCATTCTTAGAGTTTACGAGAGCTATGCTTAGATCATTTTTAGGCGCTATTGCCGAAATGATTGCCAAAAGAATCGCGCTTGCAACTGTCGAGAAAATTATCGGCAAGTCTACTGCATTTGCTGCATCAACCTACATGGCGCTTACCGCTCAAGCACAAGCTCTGCAAGCCGGTCTTGCCGCTTTCGCTAGCACTGCGGCAGTCCCCGTAGTCGGCCCAGCAGCAGCGCCCGCAGCAATGGCTTCAGCTTTAGCGGTCGCAAACCCAATAGCTAACGCAATTGGAGCTTTGTCATTGGCGGCAGCAGGATCAAGAGCAACAGGTGGTCAGGTTAGAGGCGGCGAATCCTACTTAGTTGGTGAAAGGGGCCCAGAACTTTTAACTATGGGCGGGTCTGGTCGTATATCGAGCAACGATCAATTAAAACAAGCGATTGGTGGCGGTGGTGGTATTACCATAATAAACAACGTGGATGCAAGAGGCGCTGATGCAAGCGTAGATCAAAAGATTCGTCTAGCTATGAAGCAAACCTCAGAATCTACCACAAGAAACATTCAGAACTTGATGAAAAGGCGTAGATTTGTATGACCACTTTTGTATTTGCTACAGAGGTTCCTAACGTATTGCCTAGCGCCTCAAGCTGGGAGTTGGTGACTAATAGCCGAATATTTGAAAGCCCACTAACCAAGGCGGTACAAACTGCGGCTCGCAAGGGGGCTCATTGGAGGATATCGTTGTCATTTGATAACCTATTTGATGATGACAGAGCCAATATGCAAGCGTTTATGGCCATGCTGGAAGGGCAAAGGCATAGATTCAGCATCAAAGATCATTCGTTTACCCGAAGAGGTACAGGCGTACAAACAGGTTTAGTCACGGCAGCGAGCAGCGGTGGTACTTTAAATTGCACCAGAACACTTACAAGCTCATTGACGGTTAAGAAGGGCGACTATTTAAATGCCAATAATCAGTTATTTATGTGTACTGAGGATGTTACTAGCACATCGACAACGATCGCTATTAAGGTTTCGCCAGAAGTTCGAGTCTCTTCGGTAGGTGAGGCCGTCGAGCTAGTCAACCCCGTTGGTGTATTTATGATGACCGGCTCAACTGGATGGGATACTCAGCCGGGGATATACTCATCATTCAACATTGAAGCTATAGAGGATGTTCTAGCGTGAGCAGAGATCTAGCATCAAACACTGCGATAAGTTATGCGGCCAGCCATGTTAATCCTATTGTATTCGTCAAGTTAGAGTTTGATCCAAGCTCTGCTGGCACGATTAGACTCCATAACGGATTAGGCACTTATACTTGGGATGATGGGTCGGGAAATGTAAATTGGTTTGGGACTGGCGATTTAGGGCAGATAAGCACAATACAAGAAGGCGATGAGATTAGCCCGTACAACATTGAGCTTACCTTGTCGGGATTGGACGCTGGGCTTGTCGCAGAGGCTGTTAAGGAGGTTTATTATCAGCGCCCTGTTACTTTATACGTTGGCGCACTAAACGACGATGACGAGCTTGTAGCGACGCCTGACGTTATTTGGAACGGCTTTATAGACACGATGGACGTGAGGCTAGGTGGTGATAGCGGAGATACCCTAGCTTTAAGTGCTGAAAGCGAATTAGCAATGTTCGAGCGATCAGCAAATTTGCTTTACACCAATGCGTCACAGCAAGCCAGCTCATCAGGGGATACCTTCTTTACTCACTTGCAAGAAATGCAAGACATTACTTTGGATTGGGGCGTTATAAAATCTGGGTCTGCTCCATTCGATCCTAGAAACGGCCCTAAAACTACCCCACAAATACCAGATTGATGCAATTGCAAGTCTTACAAGCACTAAATAAATGGGAGCGTCGTGAGTTCACTTATGGCAATGCCGATTGTTGCCAGTTCGCTGGGTTTATAGTCAAAGAGCTGACAGGAAAGGATTACTTAGTTGATTTCAATTATAACTCTGAAGAAGAAGCCTACGACATTATCAGGTCAAATGGCGATTTAGAGGATACAGTTTCAACTGTTCTAGGTGAGTCAACTAGCGACATAAAAGGACTGGAAGATGGTAGCCCTGTAATGGTGACAATACCTGACAATCATTTGCTGGGGATTAAGTTAGGCGATTACGCTATCTGTTTGACGCACAAAGGTTTGGCGCGTTTGCCGAGCGAATACATATCATTGGGATGGAAGTTATGCCACCAGTAGTTGCATTTATACAATCCGGATTTGCTTTTATATTTAGTGCTGGCGCTACTGGGAGCGCCTTGGCAGCCGTTGTTGTTGGGACTACTGCAATAGCCGCAGCATCCAAGCTATTAAAGCCTAAGATTAACTTTTCAGTTGATGATAACGACCGCAGCAGACAGACCACAGTACGATCTACCACAGAACCTAGAAAGTTAATATACGGCGAGAACGCAAATCAGCAAAGTGTTTTTAGATGACAAGTCAATAGATCTAACTAACGCCAGCATCTATAACTCTGGAAGCAAATCTGTTATTAGCGGATTCTTCGGCCCTAAAAACAATGAGAGCGGAGTTAGCGAGACTGTTGTATACATAGATACTCGTCTAGGCACATCGTCACAAACTGCTTATTCAGGATTGCGAGCAGACTCCACAACATCTACAGAATATCTAGCGACTCATCGTGGTGATAACGTAGCCAGCCTATATACCCGTTGGACTATTAACGAAGGATCTCGCGAAGTATGGGACGAGGTTGGTAGCGTTCAAAACATTAAAGCTTTGGTTAAAGGCAAGAAGATCTACGATCCTCGCTTAGAGGTTGACGCTGGCGGTACTGCTGGCGCAAGCCCAACTAACGCTAGCTATGTTGTATATGATGACAACAGCCTAAGCACTGGCGCAATCGACCGAGGTGAGCAAGGTAGAAATCCTGCGTTAATGATTGCTGATTACCTTATGGATAGCGAATTTGGCTTAGGTATCCCATCCAGCAAAATAGATTGGGCGGCGATTATAGCTGCTGCTGATGATTGCGATACTTTAGTTCCTATCCCTAACTCTGCAACTCAAAAAAGATTCTTTGGCAGCGGAGTTATTTTCGGTGCTGACCCATACGCCAAGTCTATTGAGAAAATATTAAGCGGCATGAATGGCTCTTTGGTGTATAGCCAAGGTAAGTACATTGTTAGAGCTGGCGTTTTTTTTGCGCCAACTGAATCCATTACTGAAGACGATATCATTGGCGCAGTTGACATCAGAACCGCCATACCAAGATCTGACCGTTTAAATCAGATCAAGGGATTGTTCATTGATCCCACAGAGCAATACAAGATGATGGAGTTTGGCCCTGTTACAGTATCAGGGGCGATTGCTAGGGATAACGGCGAGACGCTAGAAGAAGAAATTAAGTTACCGTTCACCGATAACCGATACGCAGCTCAACGAATAGCATTTAAGCAAGTCAATCAGTCTTTCTTGCAGACGATGATAACCGTCCCCGTTAATCTGAAGGGAATGCGTATTGCAGTTGGCGACAGGGTGAATGTTTACTTGTCCGACTTAGAAAGCGTAGATGCAGGCGAGTGGAACCCAAAGATATTTAAATGTATAAACTGGTCGTTTGCTGAAAATGGAAGCGGTGGTATTAACCTAACCCTTCTTGAAGATGCTGAAGCTCGTTATGCAGACCCATCAGCAACTGGAGGCCCAAACAACTCTGGCGATTATTCTACGATCACAGCTCAAGGCGTTATTGCTCGAAACCTTCCAGACGTTCCGGCACCTACAAACTTTGGCATAACCGCAGCTATAAACTCTATTGAATTGACGTGGGATAACCCGTCAAACGCTTTAGCTTGGGAACAAATCTGGGTTTTCAGAAATACCACTGGAACAACGCCAACAGATAGTGATACCCCAATCGTTAAGTTCCGAGGCACAAGCTACACAGATCAACGTGCAGCAGACGGAACCGAATATTATTATTGGATTCAGGCCGTCAGATACCCGCAAGGTAGCACTCCATCGAGCGGCGCTAATGCGTCTAAGTCAGTTATGGTGGCTAGCACTCCGGTCAAGATTGCAGCGACCAAGATTGGCAATGCAGTCATGGGCACGAACTCTATTGATACAGCGCAGATTATTGACAGTGCTGTTGGCTCAGAGCAGATAGCAACTACCATTCAATCTGACAACTGGAGCGTCCAAGAAGAAACCGGATGGCAAATAAATAGAAGTGGATCTGCTACCTTTCAGAACGCAGTAGTTAGAGGGAACGTTACCGCAACGACAGGGACTATAGGCGGCTTTACGGTTGGAAGTACAGACCTTATAGCAGGAGATGAAACAACCAGAGTTTCATTATCTACATCTGATGGAATTAGCTTAGGCGATAACACTTTTGCAGACGCCCCATTTCGAGTTACACGGGCAGGGGCATTGACGGCAACTAATGCCACAATTACAGGGGCAATCACAGCAACGTCAGGGAATATAGCTAACTCAGTTACGATTGGAGGTACAGCAGCTAGTACAGTCGAGAGCGGAGCAGCAGCAGGAGCTACGGCTTCTCAAGTAAACAAAGGCTTGGCTTTGTTGTTGAACCAAGAAGCGGATGGAAGTTCAAACGTTGGGGAAGCTGGTCTAGTTGGGGTAGATAAAAACGGGAATCCAGAGACTGGTACAGACGGTTTTATTATCTATAACGGCGACAAAATAACCGTTGAGCGATCGCAATATGCAGACATAACCATTCTAACTAATGTCGCAAATAAGCGAGGGTTCATTTGCTTTGATGCGAACAAGACAGATGTATTTAGAACAACCTCCTATGGTGACTTAAATGTTGCTTTTGTCTGGAAAGAAGGCGATCAGTGGTATTACGACGATAACGCATCGGGTGTTAGCTTTACCCCTTCATCTATTATAGGTCAGGTAAATGGCACAGACGGGACTACGACCCCTATTCTGTTAGCTATTGGGTTTCTTGAGACAAGCACGAGTGATCTTATTTTAACTGGAGGATTGTTTGAGCCTATTGCCTTAGAAACCGCGCCTTTTGCTGGAGATACTTATAACTCAGGCACTATCGGCGGCATCAATATTAACACCTCGTCAATTTACTCTGGCAGTCATAGCACCTACTCATCCAATGCTCAAGGCTTTTTTATAGGCTCTAACGGCACCATGAGTTTCGGAGACGGAACTCAGCAAACACTGACGTTTGACACTGGTGGAAACCTAACTATCACAGGCGCAGTGAACGCAACCTCTGGTGACTTCAGCGGTCAGGTTGCAGTTGGGTCAACGGCTGGAACTATTACTGTAATTGACGGTAATGATACCGATTACAGGATGTTCACTAATGCGTCACTTGATACAGAAACTGGGCAATACTTCCCTGATGACTCTTCATTCAAGGTAGGTAACGACGGGCGAGTCTTTGCCAGCAACATCACTATTTATAACACAGACGGTGATGTGTTGCTTAGTCCAAGCGGTTTAGGTGCAGCAGCACTTAACGACATTTCTGTATCTAGCGGATCGGTTGTATCTACGGTCGGCGGCACAGTCAGCAACTCTACCAGCGAGATAACTTTAACGACAGCTACTGCAAGCGAGTCATTCACAATAACCTCAAAGGTGGCGATAGACGACAACAGTGACCTCACTCAATACTTTGCTGGTGCTAGTACAAGTAGCGTAGCAAATGCAGAGGCACAATTAACAGGCGTTGATGTTCTTGTTGATTACTACGTTAAGCCAGACGGCGGCAGCTATAGCGGGACTCCATCTGCCACCCAAAGAGTTACTATTATAAACAGTGGAACGCCATCTGCGACTCAAATCAGAGTGGGCGGGTTTGACAGGGGTGCAAGTTATGGCGGGTCGCTGACTCGTTATTACGCAATTCCGCAAGATTTTGGCGGTGCGCTTGAAATCATAACCAATAGCGGCAGCGGTTCAAGCAAGTACGTTGTTACTACGGCCTCGCTTGGATCAAGCCTGTTTCCAACGGCTCAGACATACAAGATTAAAATTGTTGTCAGGGTCGTAGAAGACGGAACAACTACTATTATCAGCGGATCAACCACGCCACCAAGTTCAAACAATACAACGACAGGCATTTATTTTGACGGCGGTAATAGTGACGAGCGCCATTATGAGTTAACAGGCTCTGGTCTAATTAAAAGCTCAGACAATGTATTTATTTCAGGCAGTCAAAACCTACTTTCTAGCGGTGGCACAATATCAGGTAATCTGGTAGTCACTGGAGACCTAACCGTCCAAGGCACAACCACCACCGTAGACACCGACAATCTCACTGTTAAAGACAACAATATAACGCTCAACTACGCGACTGGTGACTCATCCAGCACCGCAAACAACGCAGGGATAACGATTCAAGATGCGGTGGACGCAAGCACAGATGCTTCTATCCTATGGAAGACTGCGACTGATAGTTTTGAATTTAGTCACCCAGTAAACCCTTTAACGGTTAATTCCAGCTTAAATCTTCGGTCTGCGGGCGGCGAAGCAGGAATATACTTACAAGACTCGTCAGCTTCAAATGCAACTGCTTTCAAGATATATGCAGACGTCACGTTAGAAACTTCAACTTTGTTTATTGACTACGATCCAGACGGTACTGGAGCTGGGTGGTCGTTCGTAAACAACGGTAACTTTTTGGCAAGCGGCACTATTTATGCTGATGGCGCAGCCTCTAATTCTCTGCAATGGGAAACAGGTTACGACTACTCACAAATCGGTCACTTGCCTTTAGCTGGAGGCACTTTGACTGGCGGTTTAACTGTGGAGCCCTCTACAGTGACAAGCGCAGTAGTTAGCTCTTATGCCGCTTTGGTGGCTGAGGCTACCGAGGGTCAGATTCAAGTAATTGCGGCAGACTCTGGATCTTGGGCTTCTAACATTGTCCTCTCAAACTATACGGCCTCAACGCGCAGACATTACTGGCT